TTTCCATTTCTCCTGCCAATCCTCGTAGGTCTTCATAAATGTTTCCTAATTGGTGTCTTAACTCTTTACCACCACTAATATCTCTCATAATATCTGCGTAATCAACTATAACAATATCTGGTTTTAACCCACTTAACTCTACTTGTTTTAAATGTGCATTTATAGTCTGTACTGATGCTGAACGAGTTGGGAAATACTTAATTAACAACTTTCCAGTTATCTTTTCTAATGATTTTCTAACTACTTGTTGTTGAAACTTAATTTCTCCTGTGGGTATTCCTGAAAATATAGTATCATATCTTAATCCAACATAAGATTGGTTTAACTCTAATGTGTAATGAATTGCAGTACTACCCCGTTTTAATGTATTATGTACTATTTGTTGTAAACACCAAGTTTTACCAATACCTGCAGGTGCCACAATAACACCTAACTCTCCTTTACCCAATCCACCATCCATCACTTCATCTATTATATCCCATCCAGTACCTATGGTATCACGTGTAGAATGTGTTAATCGTTCTTCTAATCCTTCTACATAATCATGACCTAAATCTTTTGTAGTACCAGCCTTCATTGCCGCATCAATTGTAGTTTTTATTCCATCATAATCATGTCGTTCCAATAAATCTACAGATTTCATTATTGCAGTTTTTAATGTTTGATTTTTACAAAACTCTATAGCTTTTTCTTCTACAAAGTTTAAATCGGTTGCTTCTCTAAGTTGAAATGCCTCTCTTAAATTATCCACTGCCGATTTCTTTAAAACTTCTGAACTAAGTTCATCTACTTGTATTTTTATTGCTTCTAATGTTGGTTCTGCTTTATATTTCATATAATACTTCTTTATACAATTTACCAACCATTTATCTGCATCAGAATCAAAATAATCTGGTTCCAATATATCATTAATTGTTTGCAAAAATCTACGATTGAATAATAATAATACTATTATTTTCTTTTGGAATGAATGTCCGAAATGTGTTAATGTTTCTGCCATATTAAAAAAAGTCGTGTTCTACTAAGTTTGCTGGATTCTTTGCCTTCTCTACTCGTGCTTCGGCAATTTCAAAATAATCCTTTTCTCTTTCTATCCCCAAGTATTTTCTATCTAAAGTCACACAAGCTATTGGTGTAGTACCACTGCCCATAAACGGGTCTAACACTACATCATCTTTTCTACTCCCAAGTGTTACTAAATAACTGAATAGTTGGATTGGTTTTACTGTTGGGTGAATGTTTTTTTGAGGCAAATATCTACGATTAAACTTTACCTTACCTTTACCATCTTTTCTGTCTATCCAAACCTCACCTTGCTGTTTTTTCAACTGTCCAATATGAAGCATATCTCGTTGTTTTGCTTCTACATTTTCCAATCCCATATTCTTTTCAGACTTACTTGCCTTGGGTACAACCAAAAATGGGAATGTCCGTTGAACTTCTGGATTTAATTTTAACAATCTACTTTTCCACCACTCATCTAAACTGTAATATCTACTATAATCCCCTTCATCTCCTTTACCTGGATTCTCTCCCGTACCTTCTTCATCGTATGCCCAACCACCACTAAACATCTCATTTGTGTTTTGATATGCTCGACCACCAGTTGATTTAGTTTTCTTACCTGTATCTAATACATTATCACTTACTAATAGGTTAGCGGCAAATCTACCGAGTGGTGATGCTTCTGCTGTATCATTATCTTCACTCTTAAATCCACTTGTTTTGAATACTGTATTTTCTTCTCTTGGTTTTCTCTTTGTGGTTTTTCTTGATGCCTGTATTCCTCTTGATAAACCTTCTCTATTTGGTTTTTCCCAACCACCTTCATACATCTTACCTTCACCTTTTTCATATTTACCATCAAAGTTCATCATACCTGCAACATTATCTTTATCAAATTGTTCTTTATCACTCATACCTGCAAATGGTATTCTACAATCATCCAACCAAGTTACTCCCTTTTGATTATCAAGTGCTTGGTCTAAATAACCTTTTTGTTCTAATGGTTTCATTGCCACAATCACCACTTCTACTGCTGGTTTTGGTTGGTATCCTGCATAACTTCCATCAAGTGATTTTGCCTCATCTGATGCCGGGCCACCTTCTATATTAAATTCTTCTCTACCCAACCAACCACCGTCATCGTTTGGATATCTCATGTCCATATCAAACTTAGGATTGGGTTTTTTTCCAATAACTTCTCGTTTTTTATTAAGTCGTTTATCAACCGCCTTACCAATATTCATAGCCTTTGGGAAACCTGTTGCGTATGCCCAATAGATGGGTGTGAAACTTACATCAAATCCTGCTTCTTGTAATGTCTGAACCATAACCGTCTGAACATCACTTCGTGGTGCACTCATTATGAATGAGAATGCTCCTGGTTTCAATACTCGTAATGCTTCTTCCCAGATAGGAACAAAGAACTCTTTCATACCATATGTAGATTTAGTCATACCAGGACTCATCCAACCTACTTTTTGAGATTTAGTAGATTGTTTTTCTTCAAACTTATCCCAATGTTTTCCCATAAATCCATATCCATATGGTGGATCAGTACAAAGTAAATCTACTGAATTATCATCAATCTTTTTTAGTTCTTCTAAACAATCTCCATTAATTAGTTTACTATCCACTATTTCCCTTTCTAAAAACAAATACTGGTTCGGTCTTTATTCCTTTACCAGCCACACTTGATAATATCAAATCTACAGTAGGTTCTTTTATAAACCCAATCTCACTTGATATATTTACGGTTTCTTTCTCTATGAATTTATATTTTGGTGTATTTGCAATGTTAATTAACATATAACCATTTTTCTTCAATCCGTAATAACAATTTTCTATAGTTTTCTTTAAAAATCCACTAACCCATTCATTTGGTGTTGAAAACTTTTTATAACTTTGTGTTGATTCATCCGAATATTTTTCGGTATCGAAATAAGGTGGTGAAGTAAAACATAAATCGATTGATTCTTTTTCTGGAATAAAGTCTTCACTTCCTTGTTTATATATATCTATTTGTTTTCCTAAATATGAAAAATCTTTTTTCATTTTTAACAAACCTTCATATGTTTTTGTTGATGGTTCTGTACCGATATAATGTTTAGTGTTTTTTGATGCTAAAAATCCAATCAATCGTCCACCCCAACCACAACTCATATCTCGTATCACTCCATCTCCACCAAACTTCTCATAAATAACTTTAGCCGCACTTGGTCTAAAATTACTCACTCCTTGTGAACCTTGATATAATTTTAATGATTGTCTAAATCTATTCTCTGTAAATTTATTATTGCCGTGTTTTTCTTCATACTTCCAAGTTTTTCTAATTATTGTTTTGAGTAAATCATCATCATTGAAATATCCAATAGGTGGCATTTTAGAATTACCACATTTAACATCTACCCAATGAGGAAAATAATTCCAAGCCAATCTTAATCCATGCATTGTTTGTTGAATCTGATTATCTATGAAAATACTATCCGTATCAAATTTTCTCAATGAATTTATATGTGAATTTTTTTCTTCTTCTCGTACAGTATAATGTGGAAATCCCTTTTCTCTATAGTATTTGAAAATCCATTCAATACCGTCCTCTATATCAATAGAATTTATATCATTTGTAACTCTGTGATAATTTAATTCTAAATCATCTATGTCTACAAAATTCTGTAATACTTCATAATTTACACGCATTATTATATTTTTTCTTCACCATACAGCCCGTTTCTTAAATCTTCTTCAATTTCTAATTGTCTTTTCTTTTTATACCGTTCTCTGGCCAATTTTCGTAATTTTTCCTTATTACGCTCATAGTGTTCCATTTGCCAGCGTTTCTGAGCATCGTGTTGTTCTTCTGATGTAAAATATTTACGCTTTCTTCCCATGACTCATCCTTGCGTATCTATTCAATTGTGTAAAATTTTGTGCTAACCATCCTTGTAAATTTGGTAAAGATGTAAATAATCTATCTTCCATAAACATGGTTTCAAATTTATATTTTACTAATTCGGTAATTGGTTTCTCTATACCTGATAATATTTTCATTCTAGCATTTCCAGAAATATCTACATTTTTTAACTGCATTAATTTATCATTAAGTTCTAATTGTTCCTTACAAACAACAACACTCTCATATAATTTTAATTCGTCTTTATGTTTTTCAGAATATTCAACAATTTCTTTCAAAGTAACATAATTGTCTTTATCTATTATATCTGGAAATCTCTTTTTAATCGTAGTTAATCCTGCCCCTTTAACTCCAGGTATATTATCAGATTTATCTCCTTCTAATATTCTGTATGTTAAGAAATTCTTTGATGGTATTCCATATTCTTCCATCAAGGATTCTCTATCGTAAGTTTTCTTTTTCGTGGGTGAATATACTTTAATTCTATGATTTACAAGTTGTAAGAAATCCTTGTCGGTAGACATGATAGTAATCTTACTTTCATCAAATACTTGTTTAGATAAATACCCAATAGTATCATCTGCCTCAATATTATCAATTGAAAGTGTTGAAACTGGTAATAAATCCAAGTACTCGACAATCCGTGTGAGTTGCATAAGCATATTTTGTCGTTCTTCTTCTTGTGTATTAAAATCATACGCTCGAACAAGTTTTTTCTTAACTTTACGACCTGCCTTATACTCTGGAAATAACTTACGGCGGCGGGTGCTCCCACCCTTACCATCAAAAACTATAATGGCTCGGGTGGGATTAAATAGATGAATTGCGTAACCTATACTTTTCAGAAAGCCAACTATTCCCCCAATGTGAACACCGTCATCATTGAGAGTTGGCATAACACTAAATACTCGTATAAAAGTATTTAGGCCATCTATGATTAGTACTTTATCATTGAAGTGACCATCATCTAATTTACCGCCTTTTTTCTTAATTTCCTCAAGTATACTAAAATATCGATTATTCATCTCCCTCTTCTTCTTTCACGAGTTCAGATTCGTCCATATCTTTTATATCATACTTAAGAATTACTTTTTCACAAATTCTATCATAAACTTCATCCTTCAAAGAATTTTCTTCTAATATTTTAAGAAAATCTTTAGATTGAAATTTATATTCTTCACCTGCAACATCGGTATATGTATACCAAGCTCCTGCAGACTTTACCAACTTATGTTTTTTCATTACTTCTAACCAAGAACCGATATCATCAATTCCACTTTCAAAATATAGTGGGAATTCGGCGTGTCTTAACGGTGGCCCAAGTCTATTCTTAACAACTTGTGCCAGTATTGTCATTCCCAATACATTTTTCTTGGTATCTGTTATTCTACCTTTATTCTTTAATCGAATTCGAGTAGAAGCGTGAAAAGGAAGAGCTTTCCCACCTGAAGTTGTCCAAGGATCTCCGAACATTACTCCAAGTTTCGCTCTTAGTTGATTTGTAAAGACAAGTGCTATTCTTTGACGACCAATCAACTGGGTAATCTTTCTCATAGCTTTTGATATAATAATCGCTTTGGAAGTTGCCCAACCGTCTTTTTCGAAATCTGCGTCTATCTCTACTTGTGTGGAAGCAGCAGCCAAACTATCAACTAATATTGTAACCAATCTATCCTTTTCAGCCTCTCTCACCTTAAGAACAATCTCCTCGATTGCCTGGAAAATTTCTTCTACCGTCTGTAATTGTAAGTAAAGTAACTGTGATGTATCTATTCCCAATACTTTCAAAAACTCCTCACTAACGGCATTCTCTGTATCTATATAAACAGCGACTCCGCCTTTCTTTTGGGTTTCTGCAAGTATGTGTGCTCCGATTAAAGATTTACCACTTGATTCTAAACCATTAATTTCAGTAATACGGCCTACCGCAATACCACCATCTGGTTTATTGGCAATTGCCAAGTCCAACATAGTCGAACCTGTTGATATAAATTCTTTAATATCTGTGGGTGTTGTATCAGACCCGTCCAAGAAATATGCTACTTTCATATCCTTGAATTGTTTGTTTAAACTATCGGCTAATACATTTGCCAATTCGTCTCTAACTGACATATTTTCTCCAATTAGTTTTACTTATCAAAAAGCTCGTTAAAGGCCTCTGAAACATTCTCCACACTTTTAGCCGATTCTACAGACTGTGCTGTAGTTACTGACTTTGTAGTGTTTTCTACTGGATCATCTTCTCGTCCTTCTAACCAATTATTTAGGATCTCCGTAAGTTCATCATAAGTTTTTTCCTGATAAATCTCAGTAATATCCTTTTGGGTATCTGCTACCTTTTCAAGAATATTCTTATCTTCACTTATTGGTGTCTGTACTGGTTTAACGCGAATTGCGGTAGATGGAAAAGATGCTCCTGTTTCTTCTGCAGTCTTAAATTCAACTGTAATATCACGACCACTTACTGGGTCTGTAATATCACCGTAATCTGGATCTGAGATAACAGAGAGTATTTCTTGATAAACTGTCTTACCAAAGCCCCAAAACTTTGTACCTTGTGATTCTTCACCACGAACAATCACTGGTGCAAAAGTTCTCATTTTGGCTTCGAGTTTTTTACCAAGACGATAATCATCACGATTACCTGATGCCTTTAATTTCTGTGCGAACTCCTCAATAGGGTCTGGTCGACCAAAACTAATTGGGGATAAATGGGATTTTCCTCCTAAATCATAATGGAAAAACAATTCAATGAACGGATTATCCTTATTGAATTTATAAGGTACTAATCTAATTTGTTGTGTTCCTGGTTGTGGTTTCCAAAGATTTGAAGTTCTTTGTGTTGATGTTTGTAACTGATTTAAACGTCGCTTGACTTTATCTAAGTCCATTTGTTAATCTCCTATATGTATGTTCTATTTATTATTTTGTATTTATCAATGGTAATTCGTAATAACGAAGTAACCATATTCACATATAAATATCATATATATTCCTAAAATACATTTATTTTTTTACTATTTTCAATGATTTTTAAAGCATATTTTAAACTGAATCGGCCTGCCTTAGGCGTACCATTAACCTTACCATCCGACTCTCCTAATGGTTTCAACCATAAGAAACCATCACAATTTTTAATCCGTGTATCCAATGTGGGATACTCACCTATTGCTATATTTGTTGGATTATATATATTTCCAGTATATCCTAGCCCGTTTCGTGAAGTGTCTATAACAAAATTCTTACCAATGTATTTACTTACCTCTGAACCATACTCTACACACGAATCAGTATCTACAAAGTTAGAACAATTCAATGTAAATCCTTCATATGGTATTTTTTTAAACCTTTTTAGTAACGAACATACTTCACTTACTTTCAGCCAGTTTGGATGCCCACTATCTATATAAATTTTAGCATTTGTTTTAGTCAATAATTTAAGTGAAGTTTGCATCAACTTTATTCGTTGTTGTGATTTTTTCTTAGTTAGTTTAACACCATCACATAAAGCATCTGGTTCATATATTATTATTGGTGAATGAGTTCCTATACCTTCTACAACTTCATTTATAAATTTTAAATAAGAGTCTACATCTTTTTCTCCACCCATAGAATGTTTTCCACTAACATCTCTATTCGGTATAGAATATATTACAAATACAACTGTTTTGTTTTTTGCTCTTTTTAACAACCGTTTAATTCTTGAAGGCACACGTTTCAATTTATGGTATCTATCCCTACCCAACCAAATAGCCATCGGTTGAGAATAGATTTTTCCCAAATCTTTATGTTTCGTAACTAAGTTCTGATGTTGTGTGTAATCAGGATAAAATAAATCCGTCAAAATTCCTATAACCTATTCTGTTGTTCCCCATTCTGTAATATTCACTACCTTATAAATTTTTGTTTTTATTCTCACTAAACCTTTTTCATTATTTAATAAAATTGAATTTCTATAATTCTCCCAAGGTACAATATAAGTTTTATCTAAAACTCCATCATTTAATTCTCTAATTATATCATTCAATGCATTGATTGTATAAAGTGTATTGGTTTGTTTTTTTCTATGTAGAGAAATTGTATCTGGAATACCTTCCATAAAATCATCATCATATTCTACATTATAAGTACATATTAATTGATTTTTATCCTCTTCGTTCTGAAATACATATATTTTATCATACATTATAGTATTACACGAAATAATAATATCAATTATTTCATTTAAATCGTTTATATTAGTGAATGTACATAATAGTTGTGTTCTCATTATATTTTATTCCGCTCCTTATTCATCAAAAACACCTTTTCTATCTGTATACCACTTACGATATTTTGCTGGTGTTCCAATAGTGATTGGGTCATCTCCTGTTGCAGTAGAAATAAGTTTTTCAAGAGCCTCTTTTTCTTTACTATCCCCCCACTCCAAATCTTTTTTAGATGCTCTACTCATTACAAATATTTCTTTAATCTGTGCATTATATATCAAAATCTCG